CTCGCGACCGTCCATGCTCGAGGTCGAGTTGCTGTCGCTGCTGATGTCGATGCCGTCGACCTTGAGCTCGGAGTGCGTCACCACCATGCCGATGTGGTGCTCCTTCCACGGGAAGCGCGCACGCTTGATGCCGGTCGGGTTGTAGTAGCCGACGGCGTCGTCGTGCGTGTAGCCCTGGAGCGTGCCGCCGCCCTGCCCGGCCTTGACGGCGAAGGACACGTTGTCCTTGCCGCCAGCGAACCGGCCGGCCGCCGAATTGAAGGCGTCCAGCATGGGCTTGTTGGCGACGAACTGCTTGAAGACCGTCCCCTTGTCGATGAACGTCTCGAGGACGGCGTTGTTGATGTTGGAAATCTCGTCAGCGGTGAATGACATTGGATTGACCCTGTACGGTTACCCGGCCGCCCGCAGGCGGGCGCGTGTCGCGCGGATGACGGACAGCGTGTCCTCCGCGGCGGCCGAGACATTGCTCGACGACCCCGGCGGGACAGGGCGCTTCGGCTGCGGCGGCGGGGACGGCGGGGTTGCCGCCGGAAGGACCACGGCCTTGTAGGCCCTGTCCAACTGCGCCCGGACACCCTCGGGGGTGTTCGGGACGCCTTCCATCCGCTGCAAGTCGATGACCTCGGCCCGCAGGAGCTTCATCTTGGCGTCGAAGTTCGGGTCCTTGGCCCGGCGATCGGCTTCCCACGTCACGGCGGCGTTCTGGATCGAAGCGGCCTGCGCCTGCGCTTCGCGCGCCTGCGCCTGCTGCTGCGAGAACGTCATCTGGCGCTGCGTCGACTCCGCCAGCGCGCGAGCGCGGGCGACTTCGATTGCGGCTTCGCGGCTGAGTTCGCCGGTCTGCACGCGCGGCGCCAGGTCGTCGGGCACGAGCTCACCGGCAGCAACCAGCAGGTTCTGCACGATGGGCTTCAGCCGCTTCCACGCCTCGACGGGGTTGGTCTTGAGCAACCCCGCCACGACGAGAGCGTCTGCCGCTTCTTCCGCGCCGAGCCCGTTGTTGGTCAGGAACGTCTCGACGTTCCTGTAGCGGGTGGCGTCCTGCTCGCTGCTTTTCGCCTTGCGCAGGAGGTGCTGGAAGCGCGGGTGCTTGTGGAACGGGACGTCCGTGTAGTCGGCGTCGTCCGGTTCCTTGGGAGCCTTCTCGGGTTTCGGATCTTGGTTCGACCCGTCGGCTGGCGAAGCCGCAGCCGCCTCGGAGGACCGCTTCGCCGCGACAACGTCGCGGACGATGGAGGTCAGCTTCGGGGCGTCATTGTCGCCTTGCGCGTCGGACGATTTCGCGCTTTCGCCTTTGGGGGCCACGTCATCGGAGATGACCGTGTCCCGCTCGGGACCGTCCAGGGTCTTGTCGACCGGCGGCGCGGAGGACGAGTCCGCGCCTAGCTTATCGTCCGGGTCCATAGAGTTCTCCTCTTGGTTTCGCAATGGTAGTGCGTGTCGGCCGACGTATCAACGGAAAGCATACACCGGCCTACACCTGATTGCTGCCGAATGCCGGGCCCGAGCCCGTGGGCCCGCCCGGGGGCGGCGCCTTGTCGCCGCCCTTGTCGCCCTGCTGGGCCGGGTCGCTCTCGGCGTCTCCGGTGCCCGGAGGGCCGCCGGCGCCGCCCGCCATGCGGTTCATCGCCACGATGGCCGGGATGCCGGCCACGACGGCCTCGTTGAGGTCGATGCGGTCGTCGAGGCGCCGGATCGTCTCGCGGGCGAGCCACGTCGGCGGGATCGAGCCCATCTGGAGCAGGAAGGGGAGCATCTCCTTCCAGTTGCGGATCTCGATCGCCTGGTTCGGCTTGCCGCTCGAGCCGGCTTGGATCTCGAGCCAGACCTCGTTGACGATGTCGAGGTCGGACAGCGCCGGGAAGGCCGGCGCCATGCCCGTGGCATCCATCAGCCCCGGCCAGACCGCGCCCGGGCCGCAGATGTTGACGACCTGCTCCGGGCTCATCTCGCGCATCAGCACCTGGCTGGAGGCGCGGGCCACGGACGTCAGGAAGGCGTCGAGGTCGTCGATGCCGCTCTGGTCGTCCTCGCTGGCCGAGCTCTCAGCGATCGCGCTCTCCGTCGCGGTGGCCTTGGCGAGGCCGCCGAGGCGCGCGGGCGACGTGCCGACCGTCAACTGCATGTCGGTGAAGAACTGGTTGGTCTCGTAGAGGTTCGGGTCGACGCCGGGGACCTTGATGGCATCGAAGATGTCCCCGACCTTCTGCCCGGGCGCCATGTTCAGCCCGACGGCGTCGAAAGGCTTGGCCGTCTTCAGTTGCGGCAGGTCGGCCTCGTCGACGGAACCGCGCGCGTAGACCCAGCGCGGCCTGGCGGCCTCGCGGTGCTCGCGCTGGCCCTGGCGGGAGCGGTTGATCTCGCGCTGCTGGTCGAGCAGCAGCGTGACGTCGGAGGGCGGGAAGAGTTCGCTCTCGCTCTCCACGGCGTTGAAGGTGAGCGCGTAGACGGGCCAGAAATCCGGCACGAAGACGGCGGGCGGCGCCGGCTGGCGCAGCGGCGCGTCGTGGCCGTCGGCGATCCAGTACACGAGGCCCGAGGGCCTGTCGTAGTACTTCCAGACGCACACGAACTGGTCCTTGCTGGCCTGCGACTTCGCGTCGAGGGCCAGTTCGCCATGCGCGTCGTCGGCCTCGCCCATGTCGCGGTTGATGCCGTCGCCGCGGCGGCCGGCCTCGGTGTAGGGCGTGAAGGCGCCCGTGACGTCGACGCCGAAGATCTCCTTCACCTCGTCGACCGTGTAGGTGCGCTCGATCGTGACATGGTTGGCGCCGACGAAGCCGACGAGGCTCTTGCACGCCTTGTCGGGGATGACCCGGGTGCTGGCCGGGTAGTCATAGACGAGGCCCTCGCGCAGGACGATCTCGGGCTCCTGCGAGAGCGCCTCGATCGACAGGCGCAGTTCCGCCATTTCGGCGTCGAGCTCGGTGATCTCGCCCTCGTCGGCCTCGGATTGCAGGCGCTCGAGGTGCGCAAGGCGGGTGCGGGCGTCGTTCAGCTTCGCGACCGTCTCGTTGGCCGGGCCCATCTCGCGCTGGAAGTCGACCTCGACGTAGCCCACGCCGGTGGTGCAGGCGCGGCGCACGAGTTGCTTCATGGCCGTCTTGAAGTCGAGCGGGTTCTGCTCCTTCGCCGCGTTGTCCATGAGGACCTCGAGCGTCTGGCCGAACTTCTTCAGTTGCTGCTCGCGCGCGTAGCCCTGCTGGAAGTCGGCGATGAGGGCCTGCGCCTCGGCGAACCCGGGCGGCAGCGCCGGCTCCACCGGCATGCCCATCTCGTCGATCGCCGGCGGCTGCGCCTGCATGACTGCGGCCTGCTGGATCTGCTGCATGGCGAGCAGAAGCTGCTGCTGGTCGCCGTTCCAGATCTTGTACTCGAGCCGCTGCTTGCGCCGCGCCACGAACTTCGGGTTCTTGGCGTAGAGCGCGTTGGTCTTCATGCGCACATGCCGGCCGGCGATGTTGGCCTTGTAGTTGTCGACGCTCCACCGCGGGTCGCGGCCATGCGTCGCGACGAACATGTCGCGGCGCATCTGCTCGAATGCCTTCTCGTGGTGCTTCTTGTCCGCGCGGATGGTCTTCTGGATGCGCTGGACGAGCCGGCGCACGTCCTCGGGCGGCTTGTCCTCCTCGCTGCGCTCGGGCGCGGGGGCCGTCGCCAGGGCGGCGTTGTCGTCGCCGGTCTCGATCTCGCTGTCGGTCATGTCTTCCATCAGAAGCCTCCGTGGAGGCGCGAGGCATCCTGCTCCGCGCGCCATTTGTCATGCAGCTTGACCCAGCCGAGGGTGCCGAACTTCGGCTCTTCGCGCTTCGCCTTCGGCGCCGCGCCGTACTGGCTGGCGAGGCCGAGGCCAATATAGGCGAGGGCGTCGACGAAGTCGTCATGGTTCCCGTTCGGGAACGCAAGCATCTCGCTCACGGCCTTCTCGGTCCAGAACGCACCGCTCGGGAAGAAGACCTTGCCCATCGCCACGCGCGCGGCGATCGACTGCGCGCGCTGTTCCTTGTCGGTGGCCGGAGTGACTTCGACGAGGTTGATGAACGTGCCCTCTTCCTGCATTCGCTTGTGCAGGAACGGGCCGATCGACTTGCTGATGTGGCCTCGCTCGGCCCACCACAGCAGCGGCCTGCGGTCGCCGCCGGCCATCGCGAGCATCGCCTCGACGGCGCGGTCGGTCGGCACCTTCTGCCAGAAGACGTCGAGGATGTAGATGTTGTTCTGGCCGTCGACGCCGACCTTGATGAAGCAGGACGGGTCGTTGCGCTGGCCGGTGCCGACGGCGTGGTCGGAGGCGCAGTAGATGCGCAGGTTCTCAGGCAGGTCGGCGCGCCGGTAGAACTGGATGTTCTCGCGCCGGAA